TTAACTTCTGAGTCAACTTGTGCTGTCGTTGTTGTTCCTGTTGCCATTTTTATCTCCTAGTCAAAAAATGTTATTTTGACAGGATGATATTACCCGGAGTTACAACCCCAGGTTATACCTCACCACGTAGAACTTTAGCTCGATACTCTCTGAATTCTTTCTTCCCTTGGATGCTTTTAAGATATTCTGTTCCACTAGGCTGAGCTGATTTTCCTACTTGATTAGGTGATCTAGGCTTGTTGGAATTTTCTACTATCTTTCTGGCATCTTCTGCACCATTTCTTCGAGGCTTATCCTCGATTAAATGCATGTAATCATTTACGATTTCATTTGCTCGGGATAAGCGATTCACAGCATTATCTACTGTCTGTGCTAACCAAGGCTTCCTGTCCAAAATTGTTTTTAAATATTTGTTTATGTTTTGAACTGCCTCAGGATTCATGTCTTGGTAGACCTGCTCAAGAATTTCACGCTTAGTCATTGCCGTGTTTTGGTTATAAGATCCCTTTGTTAGTAATTCTTCTGGATCTTCTTCTTCAACTTGTTGCGCTGGTTGAGCAGATTGTTTAGCCATCATCTCTTCATACACCCTTACTCGGGCTTCTGTGTCTTGTCGCTTTCTACGCTCTGCTTGCAGTGCAGCCAATGGCACTAACCTTTGTTCTTCTTGATTATCCTGTGGTTCGACTTCAGCTTGTTCGGAGACAACTTCTGTAGTATCGATTTGTTCTTCTTCATTCATGTAAAACTCCCTGTTTTTATGCCTTTACTTGGGCATCAAGATTGTTGAACCCGATTTGCCGCCGGTTGCACGGATGGATTTACCCAGTGTTGGGAAGCTAAGAGTGTCGTCTGGATGCATTATCCAAAGCAATGTCTTAACACCTCGTTTATTATCCACTTCATAAACAAAGCTTTCTTTAATGATTCCTGGTTTTTCTTCACACGCTTCAAGAAATGGGCGTATGACATCTTTACCTGAAACCTTTTCAACCTTCGCTTTCCCCAGAATCCAGTACTTATCCTTACGTTTATTCTTGTTAAGGATCTTTTCCAACTTAGTGTTAAACAAGTCTGTTATACCTTGTCTGGCATCTATATGTTGTTGCATCTGTGTATCCGGAGAAGTAATTAGCAAGGCTGTCCTCTTAGTGATTCTTTTTTCTCTTGAGCATCTTTTTCTCTCATGATCATCATTCTGTCTGAATTACCATAACCCGGACCAATGTCTGAACCTTTTTTTGGAACACTTAGTGGATTACTTTTTGTTGAGTAATTACCATGTGCTTTTGTACCAGCTGAACCAGATGGAGGTGTATAACCAGGGTTATTTTGTCCTCCGTATGTGTCCATACGTGGCATCATCTTATTAGATGTTGATGTTCCTTTTGCCATGTTTTACCTATTGTTGTTTATTGCTGTTTGAACGCTTCCGCTCTTTTCATATCTTTTTGCAATTCAGCTTCCGCTTGTTGCCTGTCACTCTGCTTTAATTCAGCAGCTAGTTTTAAAACCTCTACCATTCTTTTTTGAGGTATGTCATCTATCTGAGCTATTGTTTTTGCGTTGTCTAAGAATGCTTTTGCGTGGTTTTGTACAACTTCAGATTCTCTTTCTTTTGCTAGGCCGATGTCAGCGAGTACTCTAGCACGTCTTTCTTCTGCTAAAGCTGTAGATTGGTTAATTGCAGCCATATCTAGAGCTTTCTTCATTTCCATTACTTCTTGTTCTTGTTTAGCAGCAGCTTGTTGTTGTTCTTGTTGTTCAGCTAGTATTTCATGCAGTTTAGTGCTGCCTTGAAGCGGAGCTACTTCTAGAATCTTATCCCAAGGTATTGGAGCGCCCAATGCCACAAGTTGTAACAACTGGTAGTAATATGCTTCACGCTGTGTCGATGTCTTAACTGCTTGCTTAATAGCACAGTCGTATTCTTCGAACTGACCGCTTAAAAACTGTTCCGTAGGTTCTCGTCCCAGTATACGTGCGATCTTGCCAGGGCTGTAGTTAATTTGAATGCATTTTATAACCAGATCCCCAAGATATTTCTTAGTCTGTTCTAAGTTATCAAATATTCCACGGTTTCCCTTGAGGCCATTCGATGCTCGTACTTCTGCCAGCTTACCTGATACTTGAGAGTCACCAGTAGAAGACAAACCAAGCAACTCATCCGAAGCACCCGGGATTTCCATGATGTTCTGGTCGAGAATGTCTTGATATTGTAAGTAGCCAGGAGGTATGTTAGGAGGACTAACTTCTCGAATATCTGCATTAACATCATATCCTTCATTTACAACTATTTGCCTTCCTTGTCCTGCTTGCATAAGCATATTCGGATCTAGAACCGCACCATTTTTAGTTATCCAACCTGTGTTGATTATGCTTTCCATCAAGTCGATGATTTGGCTGTGGCGTCTGTTATATTGTTTTTGCGCATCTATAATCGATCTGACTATACCTTGGATTTTTAGCTCGAATGTATCTATTAAAGGTTCGTGGTATAATAGCACCGGGACGTAAGGAAAATCGTCAAGCGACGTTGGGTCAGGTCCAGTATACAATAGCTGACCAGAAACAATGATGTTAAGCTCAACCGAACGCTTAAATGATTTGATAAGCTGTAATCTAGGAGTTTGTTCCAACATCTGATACAGTTCTTTCTCTTCTTGTGCATCTCCATTCCATTCTTCGGTTACGCCGGTTATCATATCTACAAGATATTTCTGTTCTTTGTTTATGCGCTTCCAATATTGATCATATGTACATAGATTCTTGGCGATATATGTTGAGTTGTACTGGCGATATATGCCTAGGTATTGATATTTGTTATCTCGTATACCCGTAGGCAGATTATCTATTACAGAAGGTTCAACCCAAGGCAACATTGATTTGATTTGTTCTTTCGAAAGTAGATCTCTAGTCGAAGCTTGGTCGCAGTCGGATAAGTCACGCTTAGTGAAATACGGATCTAGCATTAAGGCATTAAATGGCTTCCAATACATCTTGATATCGCCATTAACCTTGTCATTGGAATAATCCATATATAAACCGATAATAGATAACCCAGTCTTTAAGCTATGTTCAAAGGCTTCTGATATGATGTAGTCTGCATTTGCTTTATCGTATACGTAATATAAAATATCTGAGAATTGGTCTGCTGTTTCTACATCTGAGCCTTCGACTGGAGCGCATACTGTGGCTGTTCTGTTTTCTCGTTCATATCCGGAATATAAATTAACAACACGTCTGATCTTATTTAATTCTAAGACCATTCTATTTTGTTTTTGTAATTTTGATTTTTCAAGCGCTGTCCAGTTATCACCAGCATATGCACGAAGATCTCTATATGCAGCAGCGTAGTATGTTCCCCATGTTCGGTAAGCATCATAGAAGAATTGATTAAATTCAGATGTTAATGAAGTCGCACTTCCATTTGTTATGTAATCAGTCATTGTTTCTCATAGTTATAGCCATCTAGCTCTCATTGCAGCCCATTCATCTGCGGACATACCAGCGGATGAACCTGTACGTTGGACTGATTCTGCACAATATATAAGCGATTTAGCAGCATGTGAAGCCCAGTCATGTAAACTTTTTTCTCTGTAACAACCTAGTTTTTCATTCCATTCTTTACGAAATGCTTCTATTGCTTTTATGCCTTGTGCGCATTTGTTCTGGTCAAAGTAAAACCGAGGCAACATATTCCTAAGGCATTCAATACCGAACATCTCGTTCTGATCTCGTTCTAATACTTCAACTTTAAGCCCCATCGATCTGGCTGCATCGGCATAACTTTTACCAGTCTGTTTCGATCTTGCAGCAGCATCATGGGGTAAATAGTGTTTCTCAAATACGTAGGGCAACTTCTGTAACCAATTCACATAATGTGCTAGCGGTTCATCTGAATTTTCGTAATAGTCGATGCAATGTATTTCTTTCCCTACGATTTGATATACCCAGATGGAGTTCATGTCTCCTATTCCTATATCGGAACTAGAGAATGTTCTTGCATGTCCATCATAGGGTAGATGGCAGATCCTACGTTCCTTTCTAGCTATGGTTATCTGCTTGGAGAAATAATATCCTTCATTAGCAGATTCAAATGCTTCTTCGGGTGTAGAGGGGTATTCCCTCTTCATATATTCCCCTTGAGTTAACATCTTTTTAACGTACCATGCTTTTTGCTCAGGTTTTAAAATAATTTCTTTACATTCTAAAGCTTCAAAGTACTCTGACATCTCTTTAGTTATCAATACATTTTTTGAATCTAGTGCATAATCTGGATGTTGCCACCACGGGAAAAACCATAACTTCCAGTCAAGTAATCCTAAGGAGACACCTGAATCTTCTATATCTTGGGCTGCTTTACATAAGTTATAGAAGTGTCCATCTCTTCCTCGGGCTGTTGATTCAATGCAAACAAATTGCCCAGCTTGAACCGCATTTAATGCTCCAGAGACTATTTCATTGGCTTTTGTAGGGTTCTCTTGGCAAACCTTGGCGAATTCTGTGATATGTAGAAATTGAATCGTTCCACCACGTAAAGATGTGGCTACACGGAATACAGAACCATTGGAGAACCGCATTTCATGTACGTTATCTCGATATGCATGACACATATCACGTACAAACTGGGGTAAGTTGTCATATGCAAACTTAACCTTGTCAACAAAAATCTCTCTGGCTATGTCTTTGTTATCAGCTACAACCGCAGCATTGGTATTGGGCTGAAATAGGCAAAAATCCAGAAACATTAACGCGTGAAAAGTAGTAATACCCAATTGACGAGCCTTAAGCACGATGTTTAAGTTATGTGACCCTAACAGGGTCTTTTGCGCCCAATTTGGTTCAAAGTTAACTACATTTCCAACTTTATCTTTAATCTTATAAAGATGAGTCAAACGCCATTCTTGATCTTTTAGTAATTCAAAGGCTGCTGTTTGTGTTAAAGTCATAACATCTAGTTACCAGTGGTAACCCATGTTTTACAAAATAAAGAAAATTCTTTACAAGCTTTTTTAATTATATACTTTAAAAATATAAGTATGTTTGATAGATTTACCCAAACTTAAGGAGAATTATGACAACGCCAACCAGAAAGAATGAACATGCTTATTTTTATATACCTGATCCAAAGGACTCTATCATTTCTAACTCGGCGCATTGTTCTAGATGCGATGATGAAGTGGTTTCTGTTGATCCAATGGTTTACACCAGCTGTAAATGTAAAAACATAAAGATAAAAGGTGGGATGAAGTCCATCTTGCACCAATGGGTTAACGCAGAGTTCTATAAACGTAAATGTATTGTTATAATCGGCGATACCGAAAGTGAACAAAATAAAAGAATATCAAAACTGGTTAAAAAGCTATGAGAACCGAATCAATGTTTAGTATTGCTTGGAAAATAGTACATGTTTTTGCTGTTTTGGTTATACTAGTTGGCACTACTAGATCTTTTTGCTTAAGTGAGCCTTTGGATATTGAATTAATACTGGAAGTTGATTCAACTTTAGACAGTGGTACAACCGAAATCGAGCTTGAAAATGGTGAAACTGTATCTGTATATGAAGCTTAGAGAAATTGCTATTTCTATTGCTGAATTTGGTTATATCAGATCAGTAATGTGGTTTATCTTAGGCAATATCGTTGCTGGTGTTTTTATATATTACGAATATAAACGTGAAGTTAAGGCTGAATATATACATGCACCAAGCGGATTTCCTACAATGAAAAAAACATGTGATGGAAATCTAGTACAAGTATATGAATCTTGATCAACTACTCAGCTAGTAGGAAAAACCGAAGGATTCACAATCAATGGTGAATTACCAGATACGGTAAACTGGCCACCGGATACATATGTTGTATAACTAGATGCATCTATTGGTAATGCCTTTTCATCGTACAATTCAAATGTGTTTGTGGTTATGTTCTGAACAAAGTATTGGTTATTGTTAAGCTGTTCCATACCTGTTGCAGTTGGCTTAGTGATGAACTTAGTAGCCCGCACTCCTTGTCCATTTAAAAAGTTATGCGAAGCAGCAGTTACCACTGGTG